GGAGAACTCAGCAGCGCCATTTCTTATGGCCTTCCTAATTTCTTGATAATACTTCTCGGTTATATTTTTCTGGGCTATATTCAGAGCTTTTAACATATTAGGGCCTAATCTTGATATTTCATGTTTAAAACCTAACCAATTACCCGTCTTCTCTATGGATATGGCGGGTACTATATTACGGTAAATTTGCCCCGTTGAACCTGTATTCCTAGCCCCTAATGGTCTATATTGAGTCATCTCCTGTAGGTTGTTTATCTCGGGTTAATATTAGGTAAAATACTAAGGCATCATCCCCAGCTTGTGCTACTTTACTATCACCATAAGGTAGTAGTGTAAAACCATCTAGTTCAAATTTATCGTAACCCGCATCAAAATCAAAATAATTATTTTCAATATCCCAATAGCCTTGATCCTTTAAATATTGGACATTAATAATAGCCACCATATTGGTGTTATCTTCTGTACCTGTATTTGTTTGTTTATTATTAGGCCATGTCCTGAAAAAATTATATTGCATAAGTACCTCTAGCTCAACCTTTTCATAATTTTCATTATCGATATAAGATACAGATCCACCTTCAGCAAACCTATCAAATGTTTTTTTCCTCCTCCACCATATTAGCTTTTCTTTTGAAGCTTCATTTAAAAAACCATTTATGATATTTTTGTATTGTTGCCATGGTATCATAAGCCTTAAGTTTTTTGTATGCTATTGATAAATGATATATATGGTTTACGAGCTGGACATATAGGTAAGGGTACTTGTACTCTATTAGCCAGAGTACATATAGAACTCTTAACTTCATTAAATAGGCCCCCCGGGGCCATAATTTTAGACCAAGTTTCAGAACCTTGAAACCATTCTACTTCTGTTGGACCAGTGGTTATCTTCTTTACCTCTTGACCTGATCCCGCTTCAGGTTGGTCTGAAGTAGAGAACATGGATTGTAAATACTTATTAGCTCCTATCATTAATATATCTAGGGCTACTAATTGTGCTATTAGCAAATTCTCTAGTTCAGTATATACTAATTCATTATAAATATCTTTCTCATCAATATCATGATTTACTAGAGGATATAAAAATAATTGCCATTTCCTAATATGTTCCCATTTATCATCCTCGGTTATAGCCTCAGCATCAAACAGATAATCATTAACCCTTAATATGATAGGTGTTGATGTTGAGTATTGACCATTTGCAAAAGTTATTACCAGTTCTTGTGTATCAGTACCTTCAGAGCTTACTATAACCAATGATATCCTATATGTACCGTCTTCAGTATAAGTATGTTCTAGAGTTTGATCTATTTCTTCAGGTGTACCTTCATCTTCCCAAGTAACTTTACTTGAAGTAATTTCTTCACTAGAAACAGATAGGTCCCTTATAATTAGGGACCTAGTTGTTTTATCAAGCGAATATGTAAATATAGCTTTGATCATTTGTAAGTTGTATTAGTCTGTTATTTCTACACCTAATTTATCAGCTAGCATTTGAGATGCCAAATCAATTAAGTCCATTTTAACCACCTTTGAAAAATCTTCATCTTCCGAGTCATATTTATCATTTTCCCAACCCTCTGGGAAATGAGGCCAGTTTTTATCATCCTCAATCCAATCGATTAAGTCAGTATTCTTAAGTTTAGAAAGCCTTTTGATTTCCTCCTGATAAGCAATCATTGCCTCCGAAGGTTCTTCTTGATTTTCTGTTTTAGGGTCAACAAAATTTTCATAGGCTTCTAAATCTTTATGGACTAAATGTCCTCCAGCTATTGCTCGTTTAATTTTACCCGAAGTAGATAATAATACCGCTGGTACCTTTACTACTTCATTACCCGTAATATTTAATTTTGTTGTTGGGTCCCAAAAGCTACCAGCTTTTTTACCCAATGCTAAGTACTTAAATGTTTTAGCCATTTTTACTAATATGTTTTATAGAATTACTAAACTAAATTAGAGGCTTTATTGTTTTTTATACAAAGCCTCTAATCTTTCTTTTTTTTATAAGGAGATTCCTAGTCTTCAACTACTACATCTAATTCCTCATCTACATTAAAGTAAGCTGGGAATCCATTGGTAGCAAAATCCTTAGATTTATCCATAATGATTACAGCATCTTTCATATACTTTGCAAAACCAGTGGTTACCGTAGCATATACTTCGATAGTTTGGTTACTTACAATTCTATCAGACTCAACCAATAATGGTTGGATATTGTATTTGAAAAGAGCCTTTTGAGTGTCAAGGAAAATTTCCTGACCCGTTGGTACATTACCATGAACATAATAGTTCATAGAATTAGGTACTGGGGTGTGCATCGTAATACTAGCCTCAGGTGTACCAGCTTTCTTGTCCTTAAATTCTGGTAAGTCAAGGGTATCCATTGCAGCTTCTTCACCACCAATAGCAGTATTGAAATTACGGCCTAAACGAGAAGCTCTTACCCATAGCTTTAACATATCCTTATATGTTTTTGTACCTACAGTCTTAACCCCGATTACATCTGCTGAAGCAGACCCATCAGATTGTTCACCATTAATAAGTGTATCAATAGCCCAAGTATCAAGTGCCATACCCATTTTTACCCCAAAATCCTCAAAGAATAAAGAGATCACATCGATAGATACATATTGTAATACCTCGTATGGGATTTTAATACCTCTACCAATTTTATAGAAGCTAACTGATTTTTGGCCCATAGAAACAGTACCTAAACCAATTGTCTCTGCTTCCCCTACTCTACGTGGTGCAGAATCAGACATATTAATATATGGCATGATAATGCTTAGCTGGTTAGCTGAAGTTTCCATCGCTGTAATCGAAGGATAGATTGGGGCATTTCTTAGACCAAGTCTAATCGATTCTCTATAGATTTCTGGGATTAACCATTTGAAATCATATTCTGCGAAACCTTTATAGGTTATATTGTTTGATACCTGGTCAATAGATAAAATGGTATCAACTGAAGGATTGAACCCTAATTCATAGAGGAAATCATCCATACTCTCAATGCCTAAGTTAGACATTATATCGTTACCATCCTCATCCTGGATAGGGTTTCCTTTACTATCTAATTGAGCAACGTCAGAGAAATATTCCTGGGCGAATTCATTAAATGAGACATCAACCCCTACAGAATCTTCTGTGGTTGATCTAGTCATTTTTAGCTCATTCTCAACCGATTTAAGATGAGCCAATATTGGGCTTTTTTGCAATTTCTTAAAGTTCATAATTTACTTTTTAGAAGTTTTTAATAAAAATTTTTAAACCGGGTCCTAGAATAAGGCTATTCTAATTTGATCATTTTCATCACCTGGATCCAAAGCGATTCCTACGATTTCAGTACCATCTGTAGCAACATTAGCTGCTGCATATTTACCAAAATCCTCTTCACCAGCTACTGCTGATTGCCCAATGAACTTAACTGGACCTGCTGGTTGTGAATCAGCATTGGCTCTTCCAAATACTATTTGGAAAGCCTTAAGACCTACTGTAGCTCTTTCATTTTTTGAACCATCAGCATCATGAACAGATATACCAATGTTTCTTAAACCAGCATTTGCTGCTGTTGATAAAGGTTTAATGGTTCCATCAGCGGCCATTTCAATTGGCTGCCCAACTTTAACGGTAGAAGAACCTTCTACCTGAAATTCATGTTGGAGTTTATGGGATTGGTGTTTAAGTACTACGGTACGTGTCTTACCCCCTATTTGTGTAAAATCCATAATCTAAAGATTAAAAGTTAAAACTATTTTTTGTTTCTATGCTTTCTAGCAAGCTTATCCTTGCGAGATTCTGCGTTGTTTACTACCTCAGGTTTCTTTTGGTCATCCTCATGACCTCCCGATGGTGTAGCTGAAGCTAAACTAATATCAGTTGAACCACAGGCTTGGCATGTATGTGTAAATTGACCGTCAGCCTGAGTCACGAAATTATCATGTAACGTTTTGAGGGTTAATGAATCAGCCGAGTTAATGAGTTTAGCCATTGGGTCATCCTCTGCTAGGTTTTCCGACCCAATAATAAGTTGGTGTAATCTACGAGAGTCTTCTCTTAAGAAAGCCTCATGATCTTTACCCAGTTTGACCATCTTCTGGTCTGCAGTAGCTGCTGCCTTCAAATCTGCTATTTGTTGATCCTTTTCAGATGAGCTCTGTTTAAGACTAGCTACCTGTGCAGATAGCGTAGCAGAATTACCCCCTTTGTCAGCAATCTCAGCAACCAACGCTGCTTCAAGTGATTCCTCTGTCCACTCTGTTTTACCTTCTTCAAGAGATAGTGATAGGATAGTAGCTAAGTTAACTAAAAATTCCATATTACCTGTTTTTAATGGTTGTTGATTAGATAGAGGTTTGTGATTATCACAAAGGCTTAATACTTCTACCTCCTCCATCTGTTTATAATCGTATGAATATAGTTTATTCAGGTTGCTAAGTGTATGGGGGTCCGAGATGTTATATCCCAAAGCCATCATGTCTTTAGCTTCTCCCGATAAAACCATATTTTTATTTTTATCTAGTAATTTAGCGAAAGGATCTGCCCCATGATTTACTAGCGAAGTCTCCATATAGAATTTAATATCCTTGACTACTTTTTGGATCATATTACCATCCTTATCATAAGTACCTAACTTATCATAAAATTCGGTAAGCTCCATATCCTTATGAGATTGTTCCCAAGAGAATTTAACAGTTACAGAATTTGAATGGATAGCTGGGGGTTCCATTGTTATTAAACGAGCTAATCTCGTGTTAGACTTGGCATCTATCTTTAAGGTTCCAATAATACCCGGAGGAACCTTAACACCGGTCTCCGTAGTGTAACCTTTTTGCCAACTCACATCTTGTACAGTTCCTAAGGCATTACCCGTTGCCGATTCATGGTCTACATATACGGTTTGACCTACTAATTTGTTCATAGAAGCCTTCAAAATTTTCTCGGGGAAATAAATAGGGTTCCAGTTTTTATGGACAGTAACTGCTGATAGGAGTCTAAATACGGGGTAAATAAATTCATCCTCTTTAGCTTTAAAATCATCAGGTGTTACATCGGGATAATAGGTAGTATAATTAGGAGAAGAACTATCAAATAAACCAAATGACTCGGTAGTAGATTTATCTTTACAGTTTTTATCACAAATATTACCTAAAGTTAATTTCTCGGTTGGGATATTACCCAATATCCCAGAGTGAGAAAATAAAAGTGTTAGGGTTTCTAAATTTTCCATGTTAATTTTTAAAAAATTAATTAAACGCTTTTTTGATCCTTACGTTTTGGTGTTTCTTTTTTCTTCTCTCTACTTTTGCGATCTCCGGTATCCTTGTCGGTTTCTTTTTTCTTTCTCTTAACCTCATCATCAGAATTATCACCTGCTGTACCTCCACCATTTCCAGCTTGTTGTTCAAAAGGAATCATAGGTTCTGGTGAGAAAGGTTTGTCCTGACCTACACCTTCAGCATATTTATCCTGACTGATAATACCATCTACTCGTAACTTAGAAAGATTACGTATTTTAATTTCTTGAGCTTGTTGATATTTTAAAATATCGGTTACTGTAGTAGCTTCAAATTCTACTTCTAAACCATCAAATTGGAAACCAGCCATCTGTAACTCTAGAGAGTACCCATAGGATAAAAAAGAAGCAACGATTGTTTGCATCAAAGTTAATTGTGATAACATTTTACTGAAAACAATACCCATGGCTGATTCTGCCTTCTCTCCTAACCCAATAAAGGAACCGGGATGAGTTAAAGCATTAGCTAATTTTTGTTGTATCATATCATAAACTTCAGATACACCATTAAGATTTTGTGAAGTTGAATGGAATTCGAATTTATGTTGGTCTTTTAACCCCGTTATTAAACCTGATTTCATACCCTTTTCTACTTCCTTCCTGGCTTCTGCCAAAGCAGATTTGACTCTACGAGCATATTGTTTGTCACTTTCCTGGCCATTATATGTTTGGGGTACTTCTATTAGCGTAGTAAGGAAACCTAATAAACCCATCAGTTCCATAATATTATCAATATTATCCAACATCTTATCCTGCGTTGCTATAGCTCTAAAGGCTTTCAAAAAAGGTGGTGTACCATAAGGTAGTTCTCTATCACCATTTAAAGCAATATAACGATAGGTATGATCATTTAAGGGTTTTAAGTTTCCTTTAGAACCTTGGGTAGGTAATATACTACCCCCTACCTTTTGATAAGCTTTGAATCGGGTAGTAGCCTTATGGTATTTGAAGTATATAGTTTCGGGGTCTACCAGTATCATATTTTGTAAACCCTTTAGATCTGGTCGGGGAATCCATTCGCCTGATAGGGCTCCACCTATGAGTAGTTGTGCAAATAATTTATGTACCTTAGTAGCTAACATAGGGGTCCCATCTGACCAATTTTTAGAGACCTCCTTTAAGTGGGTCCTAATACGATCCTGTTGTTCAGCTGATGTTTTAGAAGAAAATGAAACCCGATGTTGGGTAGTAGCTAAGGTAACTATATCATTTACAGCTAAACCTACCTCCTCATGATACATAACCAAGCGCCTTATTACGGGGATCATATCTCGATTAAAATCGGGGTTTACAAAATTGTAGGAATCTTTTATATCCTGGGTTATACCCTTTAAATCTGAAATGGGTATACTTTGCCTACCATGTGGCATATTCCCCATGGGAGCAAACCCGGGGTTATTATCGGGTTTAACTTTTTTACTACCAGGTGGTGGTAATGGTTTTTTCATACGAGGGATATTACCCTCTAGATACTCTTTGTCTTTACTTCTTCTAAAGAAATCAAAAATGCTCATAATAATTAACCTTTTGGTGGAGTATAAGGCATATGCCTTCTACCAGTACGAATAAAATTAGTTATACATTTGGCCATGATACTATCATCGGTGAATGAGTCATCATCTAATTCTTCACCCCCACCAGAGGAACCCGATCTTCGGTTCTTACCTAGAGCTACGGGTCGATTGGATTCATCATAGATAAATGTATAAGCCTCTTGTAGGAAAAATGGATCTTTAATAACAATTGCTTCTTCTCTGATATCAGTGTCCATTTTATCAATCATTAGGGGACGGGTCTAGAAGTAGTATACCAGCCTGCGATTTTTTCAATCTTTGGTTTACTTTCC